GTGCGCCGGCCCGCTTCGAGTCGCTCGCTTCCCCCCCGCCGCACTCGATCGCACTCCCGATACACTCTCGCCGCTTCCACTGCGTCACTGCGAACGACATACCACTGATAGCGGCGATCGGGATAACGCATGACGAGGCGATAGAACCTATACGCCTTCTTTGCCCGGTCCCCTTTCATGCTGCGTGGTCCATCTCGATGTAGAACGTAGGCTCGATCAGGGCGGCTGCGTGCTCCCACTCAAACGTCACGTTCTGCGTTGAGAAAACCAGTGCGCGGTCGCGGTCGGTAGTCAGGCGTGCGTGCCACTGCCCGTCGCGATGCTGCTCGAAATATTCAATCCAGATGGGGACAGGGATGCGGTAGACCTTGCCACTCACTTCGAGCCCTTGTATGCGAATGCGTGTCATGCTATCTCCACCCTGCCGGCAACCCATCGATGGCCACGGGCTGACGCTCGACATGGTTACCGCCTTTCGCGCTGTGCCGCTTCGCATCGCAACCCACGCACAGGGTTCTGATATTCGACAGCACCAGCGCCAGGTCAGGCCGCTTGCGCCTGTGCTCGATGTGATCGACCCTGCTTGCGCCCTTCATGCGCACACTGCGCTCGCATACTGTGCATTTCCAGTGATCACGCTCAAGCGCCTTGTAGCGCAGTTCCCGCCAAGCGCTCGAGGAATAGAAGGGATCGGTCCCCTTGCGCTCTCGCCACTGCTCGCCGAGGAGTTTCTGCACCAGACCGCGGTTTCCGCTCATGGCTCATTCTTCTCCCGCGCGTATGCGCTCGTTTTCGCGTGCGACGAATTTCATTCCACGGATGAATGCGAACTTTAAAACATCGAATTGCTGTTCGGTCAGCTTTCGTCGGGTTGTTTCCCATTCGCATATGGCGAGACCGATAGCCTTAATCATCCGCTCGTGAATCCGCTTATCGAACTCTTCCCTGTCTATCGCGTCCTCGTTCAGTGTGTTCATGCGCGTCCTTCCCACACATCGTTGAGTAACGCCAGTTCCTCCTGCGATGGCAGCCTGCCCGCAATTCTACGGAGCTTCCACGAGAGCCACAGATAGCGGATGTGGCGGATGAGCGGCCAGCGTTTCATGTGCCGTAGTCCAGCGTAGATTGCGCGTATACGTCGCGCACGGGTTCAGGGAATAGCTTCTGCTGCCGGTAGGCGTTCTCGATCCGCTCGCAGGCGATGTCGAAATAAGGCCCATAGATCTCGATGCCGACAAAGGGCTGTCCGGCTTGCGTAGCAGCTACGCCTGCGCCTCCGGTCCCCATGTAGGGGTCAAGCCATACCTCGTATGGTTCCAAGGCCGCCTGCGTCATGCACCACGCCATTAGGGCTATTGGCTTCTGTGTGGGATGGGTCCGAGCCTCGCCGCGCTCTGACGCCTTGAGCATGCCGTTCCAGTAGTGGCGGAAGATGCGCGCTTGGCCTGGAAGGTTTCGTCCATGCGAGTTCACAATCCGCAAACGACAGGGATGACTCGGCCTCCCGCTTGTCCCAGACGAGCCACTTATCGACGTCCGGTAGCTTGCTGCCGTAGTGGTTCGCGCCCCACAGAATTACCTTGGGAAAGTCCAGCCACGGGGAAGGGTCGAAGGGCTTCTCGTCACCGATGACTTTATGGCCAGCAAAGGCAGTTTTATACTTGCCGCCACCAATGCCTTTCACGTCTTGACCGTGGTGCGAAAACGCAATCCCATACGGCGGGTCGGTAATCACTGCATCGACCTTGCCGAGCGTCGGCAGAATCTCCAGACAGTCGCCCAGGTATAACGTCGCCTCGCCGATGCGCTCGACTCTCACGCGAGCACCCACGCCAGCACGAACGCGGAGACGATGACCACGATCGCCGCCAGGACGATGAATGGCGTGTTGTCGTCCTCGTCGTCGTGCTTCATGTTGCGTACTCTTTGAGCAATTCGCTGCCTCTTAGCCAACACATACCCTAACCAACCCTAACGTCCCTAACAGTTAGGGTAGTTGTGTGTACATACTCAAAAGGGGCCGTTTTAGGGCTATTTTCGTTAGGGTCGGTATACCCTAACCGTTAGGGTCGGAAGGCTGACGCATCAAAGGTCCCACCTTACGAATCCGTCGGGTTGAGGCTCCGGTTTAGTCTCCGTTCGGGTAGTACTTGCCGGCGTAGACGCGCATTGCGCCCTTGCCGACGATTGCCTGCAGCGCCTCATGCGCAGCCGGCTTGCTGATGACGCGCAGCTTGGCGAGCGTGGTGGGCGTCAAGAACCCCTCGTCCCTGGCCGACTGTACGATGGCCTGCTGTGTGTGGGTGAGCGAGACGCCCTCTGAGAGCCCGACCTGGCGCCAGCCTTCCTGCGCCACGAACTCCCACAGGAAGTCGTGGTCCCACGAGGCCCAGTCCCGGCCGTCGACGTGGGCGATCCATTGATCCTTGTCGCTGCCCTTTCGCAGAATGATGTAGGCATCCGCAGCCCCGGCGATGGCGAAGGTGCCGTTCAGGGCCTCGACCGGGTCCTCCACCACGCCCTTGCGCACATGGTGCACGACCAGCAGTGTCATGCCGTCATGGCGTTGGGTGACGCCATGCAATAGCCCCATCGTCTGGTAGTCCCCGTCATAGGCCGATACCTTTGGGTCGCGCGCGCCGCGGAAGCGCTGCAAGACATCCACGATGACGAGGCCGGTGTCCGGGTATTGGTCCATCCAGCGGTTTAACTTTTCCACGCCCTCGAGTCCGCTGGGCCACTCATACACCAGGTGCAGGTTATCGGGCGCCTGCCCAGGTTGCAGCCCAAAGAACTCGAGCCGTTGCCGCATGCGCCGGTCGTTGTCTTCGAGCGCAATGTACAGCACGCGGCATGGCGGTACCATCATGTGCATGAACCTACCGCCAGCCGCTTTCGCAATGGCGAGCTGCAGCGCATACCAGGATTTTCTCGCCTTGGGCCTGCCGCCGATGATGACGAGACCGCACGGGACTCTACCCTCGACACAGTACTTTGCCGGGGTAACCGGCGCCGCCATGATCGTGCTCGCCGTACGGACTGCGGCGAACTCATCGGCCGGCAGCTCGTAGCGCCCGATCGATTTCGCGATATTGGCAACCTCGCGCTCGGCGAGCGGCGGGCTGCACCGTTCCAGGTTAATTTTCTGCAGCGCCGCCTCGATCACCGCAGCGCTCTGCCCCGTACGCCGAAGCTTGCCCGCCTCCCGGGACAGGAAATCGTTGCGGCGCCCCTCGACTACGCCACCCGCTGCGTCAGGGGTGTCTTTCTTCGGACGCCCGGCGCCGAATGCCCGGTCAGTGAGCCACTTGGGTGCCACGCTGATCTGCGGCACGCCATCGGTGAGCGGGTCCCAGTCCTGGAACGAATAGCCCGAGCCGTTGACGCGCGAGCCCTCAACGCAGACATAGCCGCCATGGCCGCGAACATCGATCCCCGGCCCGACCTTGCCGGCACTGTTGCGCGCATCTGGCGATGGGTGGAAGTAGTAGTGAACGCCACCCGATGGCGTCTTTGCCGTCAGCGTTTCAGGGATCTCGCCGTGCGCATCCTCGAGCGCCGCGAGCGCCTCGTGGCCGCCGTGACGCGGATCGATGTCGAGCACCCAGAAATGGGCCCCGCAAGGCACGCCGATATTGGCGCGCGGGTTCTCACGCCACAGCTTCTGGATCATCTCCCCATCCGTCGTCGCTGCGTGAAGTCCCCGCTCCACCAAGGGTCGCTTGTCGTTCTCGCGGCATGGGAATACTGACCAACCCAGGGCGGCGTATCTCAGGGCGAACTGCACCGGGGTCGTCGTCAGTTTCTCCGCCGTGCTCATCCTCGTGTTCCCCCAGTACGCCCGCGGCATAGGCAACCGCAGCGTGTAGCAGTATGGAAAGGTCCAGGAGTCTCTCCGAATTGCCGATCTTGTGCGCGAAGTCGTTGCAGGCGTGGCAGCTCGGGACGATGTTCGCTGGGTGATTGCGGATATCCGGCAGACTGTGCAGTGTGTGATAGGGGACTATGTGGCCGTCCACGAGCTCCTCGCCATAGTCCTTGAGCGCATGCGCACTGATGCCGCACCACGCGCAGCGATGGCCCCAGCGCGCAAGCATCTCGCTTCGCGAGACCGATCCCTTGCGCCGGCGTTCAGTCCTGGAAAGGCCCAGTTCGAAGCGGCTGAACCAGCGCTTTTCCTTCAGGCAGTCGCGGCACTTGCCGCCGATATTGGGGCCGACCTGGAAGAAGTTGCAGAACGTGGTGCAGCCGCACGCGCAGGGCTTGGTCGGGACGACTGCGAATTCTGGTAACTCGACGTCCATCTAACCCTCCACGATCTTGAGCGCATCCGCGATCGATCTCGCCACGCCCGAGACGCCGCCATTTGCCCGGACCTTCGCGATAAAGAACTCCTGGTCATCCGTAAGACGGCCCTTCGCAGCCTTGACCTCAAGAGCGAGGAAGCGGCCGTCGACCATCTGACCCAAAATATCCGAGCAGCCGGCGAACCCGAAGCGCACGAACTGGCCCCGCGCGTCCTTGAAACCTCCAGTGTTGAACCGCGCGCACCAGGCCACGTTCGGGTGATAGCTCAGCACCTTCAACACGGCATTCAACACGCCCTGCTCCTCGTGCCGGTTGAATCGCTTCGGCACGACCGGCGCCGGATCGGCCCGGAAGAGGCAGGCCTGCCAGCGCTGGTGCAGCGTTGGCCTCATGCCGCCTTCCGCCGCGCCTGCCGGCACATCACGCACCGACTCTGCCCATTGGCATCGACCCAGGTGTTGTACGCCCTGGCGTGCCCGCAGCCGAATGTGTCGATCACGATGACGCGTACCGGTCGCTTGCCGGCCAGGCGGTCGAGGAGCTCGCGATGCAGACGCTCACGGGTCCGGAGCTGACGGCTCATTACCACTACCTATCGCTTGCTACCGGAAGTTGTCGCGCGCGATAGCCGCTCAGCCAATATCTTGATTGCATGAGCCTTGCCCAGCAGAACTTCGGTCAGCATTTCTCGAGCAACCTCGCCCATGTCCTTGTCGCTCGCATCCGCAACGATGCGCAGTGCCTCATAGGCATCGGTAGAGAGGCGTACTTGAACGGGCTTGAGCTCGAGGCTCATGCGCAGGCCCTGTCCGTATCCAGTGCCGTCGTGTCGGCCCGCAGGCGCCCTCTGGTTCGCCGCTGGATGTCGAGTTGCCGTAGAGGTGGAATACCGCGTTTTTTCCATTCCGAGATGGACGGTTGCTTGAGGCCGAGGGACCGCGCGGCTTCCGCCTGACTGCCGAAATGGTCGATTAATTCATCGTAGGTCATGGTCGTCCATTATAGGTCGACCTAACGACCGGTCAAGATGATGCTTAGTCCTGCCTATTGCCACTGGCAGGATAATGGTCCTATGCTTCTACCTTACGATCCCACGGCCATCGTGCGCCTGCGCGAGGCCAAGCAATGGAGCCAGGCCGAGCTCGCCCGACGTTCCGGGCTATCACAGCCCAGTGTCCACGACTTGGAAAAAGGCAATACAAAAATGCCCAAGTACACGACCCTGAAGGCCATTGCCGACGCTCTAGGCGTGCCGATGACTGAGATCCTCGCTCGGCGCCCCAAAGGCGAATCAGCGCAGGCCCTCGAGCACTCCTTGCGCGAGACCTTCGGCGCGCTATCCCAGGACAACAAGGCGAATCTTTACGCCATAGCCCTCTCGCTATTGGCGCAGCAAAAGTCCCGCAAGTAACCCTGGGTTTTCCCTACAGCGTGGACGCTTCCTGCCCTGGATATTAATAGGCTCGCCTATTGACAATGGTCTTAGGGCCACCTATAGTTGCGCCAGGGCATCACGCCCGACGCGTGCTCGACGCTATTCGAGATCAACGATGAGGGATTTATGGACAGTAGTAACAAGGTAGTGAGCATCAAAGAGAACGTCGCCGATCAGGTTCTTGCCGAGATCCGCGCCGTGGCCGAGAAGGCGCCCGCGGAAGACAAGAAGCTGGCGGCTGACATCATGGCGAAGGCGAAGACCGGCAAGAAGGAAACAGAGATCCTGACGCTTACCCCGGGGGCGAGCGCCATCCTGTTTCTGGGCAGCAACATCCACAACCGGGAGTGGCGCCCGGAGCTTTCCCGCGAATACGCCCGGCGGATGACCGCAGGCCAGTGGCAGTTCAACAACGCGACGATCGGCTTCTACGGCGACGGCGCGCTGGAAGACGGCCAGCACCGGCTGGGCGGTTCCGCGATCGCCTCCTACGCGCTCTCGAACGTGGTGGTGTACGGCATCTCCCGTACCGCGATTGCCACCGTGGACGATGTCAAGGTCCGGCACGCTTCCGACGCGGTCACGCTCGAAGGCGTCACGGAAGCGAAGGCGAAGCAGACCATCATCCGGCTCGCTTCTTCCTATCTCGTCAAGACGGGCGACAAGTCGGCCGCGCTCAAGTCGGAAGTGGACGTGGCCGTCGCGATCAGGAGCAACAACAACCTGCTCGATCTCGCCATGTCCGTCGGCGAGGGCTCGCGGCAGGGAATCGCCGATCCGGTGCTGAAGGCCACCCAGGCCCACACCGTTTCGTACCTGATGCTGACGGGCGGATGGTCCGAGCAGCGCGTGCGCGAGAAGCTCGCGCTCTTCCAGACCGGCGTATCGGCTGATGGCGAGAAGACGCCCTACTTCGTCGCGGCCGAGATCATCAAGAACGCGCGGAACCGCTGGCAGGCGCGGGAGCGTCTGAGCTCTCTCAAGGAGCTCGGTGTCGTGGTGAGCGCGATGCTCGCCGCGGAGCGGGGTACCAAGGCGATGAGCGCCAGCACCCTGAAAACAGCAGTCAAGAAAGAGCTTCCGAAGCCTGGCTATCCGGCCGAACTGACTTCGGAAGCGGCGTAAGGCAGCACCCTATGGGCGGGACTGCAGCCCGCCCGTTTTTTTCGAGGATATCACAGTGACAGACACCACCAACGTCGTACCGATGCCCACCCCGATGAACGTGCTCGCGGATCGCATCCGTTCGGCATACGAGCGCACCGTGCACGGTCACCAGGAGTGGATAGAGGGAACACTGGAGCTCGCCGTCGCGCTCGCCGAAGCGAGGGAGCGGTTCCCCGCTGACCGCGACTTCTCCGTCTGGCTCGCGCAGAACGATCTCGACAGGCTTGGCGCCAATGATCGCGCGTCACTCATCAACATGGCAGAGCGTCCTGACTTGCTTCGGGAAGTACTCATCGAACAGCAGGACAAGCTGCAACCAGATTCACTCTGGCGCAAACACAAAGAGAGGTTTGGGAAGCTTCCCAAACCGGACGTCGTTTCCGAAAACGCTGAGATTTCTCCCGCAGAGCCGGCGCCGGAGCAAAAACCTTCCGCGGAAAGTGCGCCAACGAACAACCAGGATCAGTCAGTCACGATCAGGCACAACAGTCCGTTCTACGGTTTTCTGAGAGCGGACGAAGTATTCGCCATGTACGACAACACGCACGGACGAACCACAATCGGCAAGGCAATCCGCGAACGCGGAGGTAAGGATCTGTGGTCCCTGATTCTGCAGGCGCTCGACGAGAAGCTCCTCACTCGCAACAGCATCGACTTTCGGACCCTCCCGCTTCGCGTTCTGTTCCCGTGGGGACCGAAGGCCTATTGCGCCCGCTTCGATCTTTCGACCGCGAAGACCAGACAGCACGTGCGCGAGCACATCATGCCGGCAGTGGTAGCCCATCGCGAGGAGCTCCTGGCCGCGCCGGAAACGTTGGAAGCCGTGGTGTCCCGGTACTGGAAGCAGAAGGAGGACGCCAAACGCAAGGCGAGCGAAGAGAAGAAGGCGACCGATGCACTGAGCGCGATGCCGGCCGATCAGCAGGAGATCGTGGTGTACGGCGTGCGCGTGTGGCCCCTCACCGACTTCCGGCTAGGCAGCTACGACTACTACCAGATCTGCACCGCCGTCTGGTACTTCCGCGACCTCGACAATCTGCTGCAGACCCGCAACGACAACAGTCCCGGGTCGCGCGCGATCCTGATCCGGTTCTCGACGAAGTGGCTTGAACTCTACCTGAAGCGCACGCACGAACCGGCGGAACGCGTCAGGCTGCAGCGGGTATATCAGGTGATCAACATGCTGGCCGGCCTTCTTGAGAAGAACCCGGACGCAGAATGCATGATCCCTTCAGTTCCTATGGTCGAAGGACAGTGGTAAAGGCGATGACCAATTACCCTTCCTGGCCGCTCATCGTGATCTACCTCGTGCTGATCCTCGGCGCCTTCGGCGCCGCCGGCGCCATCGACCTGGCCGAAGAGGAGCGGCTTTCCGTACGCAACTACGTGGCCGAACGCCTCGCAAAGGAGTGCCCATGAAACGCAACCGTAACCTTGTTCAGAAACTAAAGGATCAGCGCAGCCGGCGCCCGGCGCCGGACACCCTCGTGAGAATCAAAGACGTCACCGATGAGGTGCTGCCTAAGCAGCGACGCCGGAGCCCGGCCAAGAGCGACACGGAAAAAGCTGAGGCGCATGAACGACGACTTGCCGCGAGTAGAGAATACAAGCGGAAGCATCGCGACGAGGTTCTCGCGTGGCAGAAAGCCCACAACGCGGCGATTCTCGCCGACCCGGAAAAGCATGCAAAGAGGTTGCAGCAGGATCGGGACTCCGCGAAGCGCAATTACGAGAAGCGACGCACTTACGACAAGGCGCGGGACAAGACGAAAGTGCTGGCCCGCAATCTGGTGCGAACCCATATCGCACGCGGGAAATTGCACCGGCAACCGTGCGAAGTATGCGGTGCGCTCGCCCACGCACATCACGAAGACTATTCGCGACCGCTTGAGGTGCGGTGGCTTTGTGCTGTTCACCATGCGAAGGAGCATCGCCATGTCGAAAACGCCTAGAACCGACAACTTCGTCGCGCAGCTACCGGCGATCGTCCTCGATCCTGCCGATCTCGCCTACCGTAACGGCCTGGTGCGGGCAACGATACAGATCCGCGAGCAGATGGTGGCGTGGGCTGAGTTCGCCCGCACGCTCGAGCGCGAGTTGAACATGAGCGTGCCCAGAGAATGGACGGAGAGGAAATGAACACCAGTACGTCGCTAGTCCCGCTGCAGGACATGCAGCGCATGGCAGAGGCGATCGCCAAGTCGCAGCTCTTCGGCATGAAGACCGCCGACCAGGCGCTCGCGTTGATGATCGTCGCGCAGGCCGAGGGCCGGCACCCTGGAAGCGTCGCTTCCGACTACCACATCATCCAGGGCCGGCCGGCGCTGAAGGCCGACGCGATCCTCGGGCGCTTCCAGGATTCCGGGGGCATCGTCAAGTGGACCGCCTACACCGATACCAAGGTGTGCGGCCAGTTCAGCCATCCGAAGAGCCCGACCCCGGTGACAGTGGAGTGGACGATCGACATGGCGCGCCGCGCCAACCTCGCCAACAAGGAAAACTGGAAAACCTACCCGCGCGCGATGCTGCGCTCGCGCGTCATCAGCGAGGGTGTGCGAACCTGCTTCCCGTCGGTTTGCAGCGGTGTCTACACGCCGGAGGAAGTGCGGGATTTCACCAGCGTCGAGCACGACATCACCCCGGAGGTGCCGTTGCCGTCCGCCCCGATCACGCCCACGACCGGCGCCCTGGATGCACTGACCGCCGAGCGCCAGGAAGTAGTCATGGCGACCGCGGCGGGAATCCGCACGTGCTTGTCCGAGTCCCGCCCGATGGACGCCTACGCGCTCTGCGAGACCTCCGGCTTCGACAACGACGAGAAGGTCGCGCTCTGGTCGCTCCTCGACAGCAAGGCGCGCGCGGCCATCAAGCGCATGGCCGCCGCGGAGAAGGCGGCCGAGCGCGGCGCCATCAGCGAGCCGCAGAAAAAGCGCCTGGAGGCGCTGGTGAAGGAATACCAGCTCGACCGCGAGAAGGTGAAGGACTACTGCAAGAAGGCCTACGGGAAGGAGCACTTCGGCGACCTGACGCCGGCCGAGTACACGGACCTCGAGCAAACGCTGAAGGCGCTGAAGGAAGATCAGGAAGCGGCGTAAGGAGCGCGAGATCATGGCAATCTGGAAAGACGCAGAAGCAGCCGACAAGGCTCTGGCGGTTCTGCAGACCTTCGTCCAGCGCGGCGCCCCGGCGCCCGAAGCGGTGACGCACGTGCACCTGAACCCGGTACGCTACGTGCTGGTCCACCTGGCCGCGGCCGTCACCGGATACACGGAAGCGGCAATACGCCGCAAGATCCACGAGGGGGTGTGGCGCGAGGGCCGCGAATGGGTGCGCGCGCCCGATGAGAGAATTCTGATAGACCTGGAAGGGGTCACTAAATGGGTAGTCGAAGAACGGTCAAGGTAGATGTCCGTGCAAAAAGCATTCGCCTGATCTTTACGTGGGAGGGGGTTCAACGCTTCGAGTCCTTGCCAGGCGGCATCACCCCGCCCGAGCAGCGCGCGGCGCGTCGAGTGGCTGCGCAGTTGCTGCGCGCGCTCGAGTCGGGCACGTTTTCCTATCACGAGTTCTTCCCCGATTCGCCGAACGCAGGTGCAAGCGGCGAGCGCACGGTGCGCCACTACGGGGAGCTCTGGCACGCCTCCAAGGGCGCGCTCGCGGAAGCCACGCGCTACCAGTACCAGGGGGCGCTCGATTTCTGGTATGCGCAGCCGCTTGATCCGGGGCGGACGAGATTTCTCCTTGGAGATGCGGAGGTCACGCGCGTGCGCCACAGCCAGCTGGCCGCGCTCGTGGGGCGTCATCCATGGCCGTCAAACCGCATGATGAACAATCGACTGATACCGTTACGGGGGCTTTTCGAAATGGCATCCAAGGACTGCGGAGTATCCGATCCGTCCGATGGCATCAAGGCCGGGCGCGTGCAGAAGGCGCCGCCCGATCCGTTGGACGGCGAGGAGCGCGAGATCATCCTGGCCGATCTGGCCGAGCACTATCAGCCAAACATCGTGAACTACTTCGAGTTCGCCTTCCTGACGGGGCTGCGCCCGGAGGAAGAGGTGGCGCTTCTGTGGCGCGACTACGAGGCGCGTCGCGGCTCGGTGCGCGTTGAGCGCGCGCGGAGCTTCCGGGGGCGGGTCAAGCCCACGAAGACCTACGAGGTCCGGGATCTCGAGTTGACCACCAGGGCGCGCGCCGTGCTCGAGCGCCAGCGCGTGCTGACCGGGAAGAGCGCCCACGGCCACATCTTCGAGAACCCGCAGACGGGGAACCCCTGGTATGACGGCCGGAGCCAGCGCGAGGAGTACTGGGATCGCGTCTTCGAGCGGGTCGGAATCCGCGCGCGCGTGCCCTACCAGACGCGCCACACGTACGCGACGCTCGCGCTGATGGGCGGGGTGAATCCCGCCTACATCGCGCGCCAGCTCGGGCACAAGAACACCAAGATGCTGTACGAGACCTACGCCAAGTGGATCGACGGCGCCGATCGCGGGCGCGAGCTGGCGAAACTGGAGGACGTGCACGGAGCCGTACCGGTGCGTGAGTACGTGCCGGTGCCGGCCGGGCGGCCGGCCAAGCCTGGCGCGAAGCGCTCAGATGCGAAGTTGAAACTCGTCCGCGGCGCGTTGAAGGGACCGAAGGATTGACGATGAGTGAGCTGAAAGACCCGAAAACACTGGAAGCGATCGACAAGATACGCGCGATCCTCACCGAGTATGACCTATGGGGCTGCATAAGCGTATGTAGCACGACGCGCACGCACTGGGCCTACCACTTCGAGTCAAGCTGGTCTTGCCTGCATTTCGACCCGGAAACCGGGGCGGCACGCGTACGCGCCAAGCGCGCCGACTTCCAGAGCGCCACTGGACAGCATTACGTCGTCGAACAGACGGTCGGCGCGATCTTCAACACGCGCGATTACGCTGCGATGCTGTTCAAGCACATGGATATGATGGCCGAGCTGCTCGACAAGCAGGGGCTCGGCATCGAGCATCACCCATTCCAAGACGTGCAATTCGTGCCGCCGAAGAAGCCCTGACGCGCGGCGCGCTGAAGGATGAGACCCACTCGCAAGCTGACCGACAGCCGCTGCCAGTGCTCGGGCTGTAACGAGTATTTCAACTCCGATACCGCCTTCGACATGCACCGCACTGGTGAGTTTGGGAAAGACCGGCGTTGCATGACACCGGCTGAGATGTTGAAAGCCGGGATGGCCAAGAACGCGGACGATTGGTGGATCACCGAACCCTACGACGGATGGGCCAGGGAGCCGCGGGAGGACGCGCAGGACGCGTTGGAAGGCAACGGTTGAGGGGTAGGTCTACCCGCACCGCCCGGACGCGCTCCGGGCTTTTTTTCGCGGGCCATTATGCCAGTATTATGCCAGACGCTCGTAAGTCATTGATTTTATGGTAGGCGCGATTGGAATCGAATCATTAAATCAAGGACTTAGCGATATTTCCGGGTTATCGCTTCATAGATAAACAGGGATGTTCGACTACCCCCGATAACCGGGTTTTTTTGGCCATTATGCCGGCCATTATGCCAGAGGGCCGATCGTTCCACGTGTAACCCTCACGGCTCCGGCCCGCCGGGCGCGACGCGGTAGTGCTCGAGCTGGCCGTCGGGCTGGCACTGGTAGCTCGTCGTGACGGTGCGCTCGTAGGTGCAGGCGCCCTCGACCTTGAACCCGCTGCAGCCGGCGAGGATCATCAGGACGAACGCGATCCCGATCAGCACGAGCCCGAGCGCGACCACGTAACGGAACCACATTGGTTCACCCGGCGGGCGGCGGCGCGGGCGGTCCCGCCTTCACGATTTCCTGGCCTGTCAATTTCAACCAGAGCGCCAACGATTCGGCGAGCGGACGTTGCGCCAGAACTTGCGCCACGTATTCCACTTCCTGTTCCGTCATCGTCCCATTCGTTCCGTTCGGCTTGTCGCTCATTGTTTCGCCTCTAGCGCCTTGATCCGCGCGATAAGTCTAGGGATCACGGAATTAATGCGTTGTTGCAGCCGGTGACTGTATACGGCGCGCGTGCCCTCTACCGTCGTCACCAGCGATTGATCGAGTGCTTCCAGCTCCTGCGCGATAACGTCGTCCGTTTCGTAGGTCGGATCGCTCACGTAGCTGAACCGTTTGAACTGCAACTGCTCGACGAACGCGGTGTAATCAGGCGAGGGAACGATGTTCTGTTTCACGTTGGCATCGCTCCAGTTGGAGTTAGCAGACTGATTGTTATAGATGCCGCTGTTTGACATGACGCCAAACCTGTATCCCGCGCTGTTGGCACCCGTAATGAAATTACAGGAACTATTATCGCCCACGCTCGGCAACATCAAATGAATTCCGTGACCACTAGTCGGCGCGCTGTTCCTGACGCGAAGCCCATACAAGCCGCCATCAACATTATTGTTGAATTCGTGCTCACTAACTCCGGCTGCTGGGGCCTGATTGCCCACCGCTTTGAACGCGCCGGTAGCGCGAAAGATTAAGAGCGTAGTGCCAAGATCATTGCCAGCGTCACCGAATCGGTTTAGCTGAAAATCGGAACCAGCATTGCCAGATGACTCAGCGTCGCCGTTCCCAAACATCATTCTCCAGCGCATTGAAGTGTTTGTATAACTGCGAATCTGACACGTTTTCCCGCTGCCATCATTCTGAATATCAATAAATGCGTGCCCGTTGCCGTTAGCCTTTAACGTCAGAAAGTTGGCAGCAATATTCATGGACCCCTGGCCGGACCTATAAATCCCCAATCCCGGCTCGCTCGCGAACGCAATCGACGGCGCGGCGAACGTGCCGTCAGGGAATCGCGACACGGAAACATTCGTCGTCGGATTGATCCCGCCGATGATCGTGTCGCCGGTCGCCGTCGCGAGTTTCAGTTTCCAATCCGACGCGCTCGTCTGATCGACCCACAGCATACCTGGCGAAGCATAGGAGGGCCGCGCTGCGCCTGCATGGGTGGAGTGGACTGCAGTGCGCCACTGATTCAGGTCGGAGGCGAGCTGCGTCCCTGTCTTGACGTTGGGGTCGATGGTTCCGAAATCGAATTGACTCATGCTGCTCTCCTTGTGATGACGCGCTGTGCAGCCCCTCGCGTGCCCCTGCGTGTCAGCGCATCTATCACGCGTGTTGACTCCATGCCATAGCCCTTCGCGAGCCAGTCGAACTGGCGCGCAACCGATCCCGCGCCGTTGAAGAACTCGAGATCGAAGCCGTTACGGTCGGCGTTGCTGATGACGTGCCGATCCCCAACGCTCACGTTGTCGCCAGTGATCCCGAGCGCCGGGCGCTCCTTGAATGCAGGCTGATAGAGGATGCGCATCCCGCCGGCAGGACAGTGCACATCGTATTGACCGTCCACGCGGTCGGTCATGTCGATGTCGATCTGCGCCCCGCCGATTAACGCGCCCACGTCGGCGACGACATCCGGCCCGATGTATTCCGCGATCAGGCGAAACTGGAATTGCTGCCCGATGTAGTCGCCGACCTGGAAGCGCCGCCAGGCCCCGAAGTTGGCCTCCCCCACGCCGATCGGATCGGCGCTCGCCAGTGGCTCCCAATCGGACATCGTGCCCTCGACCGTCACCCAGCGGATCTCGTGCCACACGTCCACGAGCTCGGCAATCGATTCGACCGTGCCCGAGTCGAGGACGACCGAGCCGCCGATCGGCGCCGCCGCCGCCAACGGAATCCAGAATGCCATCGTGGAATTCGCGCTCACCGCACCGCCCGTGATCTTGGAAGTGAAGCGCGTCTGAAAGATCGCGCCCCCGTCGTAGATGTCGGCGTAGTAATACTCCGCGCGCCGCACGTATTCGCCTGGCGTCGTCTGCACCGTCTCGAGCGCGCCGTCCGTCACCTTGAAATTGCTCTTGATCCCGTGCCAGCCCTCCGGCTTGTCGTCCCACGTATCGATCACGTTCAACTGCCAGATGTTCTCCCCCGGCGTGAACGAGCTCGCGAACTCGTCCGAGCGGTTGCCGCTCGTATCGATCGTCTTGATGTAATACGTCCCCAGCCTGCTCGGGACATCCATGGAGCGCGTCGGGTAAGCGATCTGCGGCGCGAGGAGCGTCGATGCGCCATAGGCCGCGCCAGCGACGCGCGGGTCGTAGCGCACCTCGTAGAAGTCCACGTCCGGGTTGTCCGGATGCTCCCAGTTGAGCGTGATGGTGTCGCGCTTGAGATCGAGCTCGAACATCGGCGGCGCGCTGGGCTTGGTGAAGTCCCCGATCAGGTTGTCGCACGTCGCGGGCGTCTCGTAGATCGTGCGCTTCGCGCCGAAGGCGTTGACGCCGAGCACCCACACGCAGAAATGCGTCCCCGGATACGAGCGCAGCACGGAGAGATCCACGTCCTGCAGCCATTGCATGTTCGGCGCATTGGAGCGCCCGAGCAGGAACGGCGTGCCGCCCTCGTGAAGATCCCACGCCACCCAGACCTCGTAGGTAACAGCCGTGGGCGCTACGTAGTCGCGCCAATCGAATGACACAGTGAGCAGCGGGCGACGGTTCGCGTAGACGATCTTCTGCAGCACCGTGACGCGCGATATCGCTGGCGGCGCAATCAGCGACAGGTCCGAATCGACTACCGGATCGTAGGGCGGGATCGCGCCCGTGTCCGCGCCGTGGATCGCCGCGCCCGCGTAGGGAACGAGCGTCAACGAGGCCGCCAGGTCCGGCTGCGGGTTGATCGCCGCGACCAGGAACGGATAGGTCACGCGCGACATCTCTCCCCAGACATGGAGATCCCCGATCTCGACGTTCCCGATCGGAACGGCCGGCCGCACGGTGTAGGGATCGATCTGCTCGGCAAACTGCCCCTGCTGGATGACGCCAGCGATCGAGCGCATCGTGAAGCCGTAGGCGCCCGGATTCCCGCCGAAGTCCACGGGCTCGGTCAGCGTCCACTGAACGGCGACGTTCCCGCTGTAGACGACATCCTTGATGCGCGAGGGGAGTCCGCCGAGCATCGGCACGTCGTGCGCGACGTGAACGAGATCGCCGCGCGTGCAGATCAAGTTCTCCAGGTCCACGTCGAGCGTCCACGTCTCCTGGCGATGGATGGCCTGCGCCATGCGGTAGCGCGCGTCGCACCAGACCTGGTAGTCGCGCGTGACGCCGGGGAACTCGATCTGCTCGAATACGGCTGCGTTGCTGAAGTCATAGCCGTCGTTGTAGACGACGAACTCCTCGATCTTCCAGGTGTGCCGGTTCATGAACTTCGCGCGGAAGCCGTGCGGCGCCTCGATGAAGGTGCGCGTCCCGCTGAAGCTTCTGGAGTTGTGCGGCGTGAATACCTGCACAGGCGTGGACTTCGGCTGATCGATGATGACGCGCAGCTTCCCGTCGCCGGGCGTAAGCGTCGCGCGCCCGCTCGCCGTGATCGTCTGGGCCAGAGCGAAGATCGTCGTGTTGTAATCGACGACGTGATCGAACTTGGCGCGCATCTGTCCCGTCGCCGGGTGCGTGGAGTCGCAGTAGTCGGCCCAGTCGATGAAGCTCTGCCAGTCGATCTTGGCGTCCGCTATGGGGCGCTTGTTCATCTTCCCGCGCAGCACCTCGAGCAGACACCAGGCGGGATTGTTGGAGATTTCGTAGCGCCACGCCCCGGCCCGATAGACCGTGAGATACGACTGCGCGAAGCACGAGAGCTCCTCCAGGACGCCGCTCACCTGGTCGTTGGCCTTCACGCGGAGCTCGAGGAGCGTGTGCTCGTTTCGCAGGTTGATGGTGGGCACGTTGCCGAGGATCGTCGTCACGCTCGCGAGCAGCATGTCGCCGTAGGTCGTGCGGTCGTCGCCGGCCCCCATCGTCTGCATGGCGCGGATGGAGTAACGCTTGCCACCTACCCATGAATCGTAGACCGGGCGCACCGAGACCGAGAGCGCCAGTTGCTGGATGCGCGAGTCGCGGACCTCGTAGGCGCCGCTGGTATCGTAGAGCGTGACCAGAGGCGGCGATGCGTATGTTTCGCTCTCCCCTCCGTCCTCGCCCGTCGTAACGAGCCATACCTGCGTGATGATTTCCGTCTGCAGCGGCGGCGAGATACTGTGCGACTGTGCCGTGGTCGTCACCGTGCCGTTCACGGTATAGGTCGTGCCGTTGTGGGCGAACTTCGACCCGTAAGGCATCGTGATGCTGGTCGAGCGCAGCACGAGCGATGTCGCGCCGACCGGGTAGCCGTCCGTTTTCGTATAGGTGCGTTGCCTGACTATGCGCGGCCCCACGCGCGGCACGCGCAGGTCGCCGCCTTGTCCATCGTCCGGCGGGCCTCCCCAGTTGCCCTCGGAGTCGTCCGGATTCGGTGAGGAGCCGTCATAGTCGGAACGCAACTGCTGCCCGCCACTGACTTCGGCATTCGCTCCCGATGGCTGATTGATCGGGCGCGAACTCCACCACTGATAGGCGCCCTCGACCGGTCGCCAGTTCTCCTGTCCGTAGTCGGCATACTGCAGATGGAACTTGACGATGTTCTGAAGAGTCGCGCCGGTATTCTGGTCGATCGCCGCGATGCCGGTCGGAAACAGGAACGTAACGATGAAGTAGCCGGCGTCGATGACGGTATCGACCTGACTCCACGCCGAGCTCGAGAGCTTCAGGTTATAGGCGTCGTCGTGACGCGCGCCCCAATACCAGGAGAGGGTCGGCGTCTTGGTGTTGCGGTGAACGTTGTAGCTCGCATTCTGGAAGTAGCCGATGTGCGAGGCGCCGATGCGAACATCGGACACTTCGTAGTCGCCCGCCCCGATGTCGTAGAGCGTCGTCATGTATTGATCGTCGCCGTAGACCTCCACGATCGGGCGGCCGACGACAGTGGGCCAGATGCGGTGCGTCCCGAAGATCCGGCGCACCGGGCCGAACGGGTCGATCAGGTTCGACTGTCCCTGCAGCGAGTAAGTCGGCGAGGCGCCCGCACTGCTGGTCGATGCGCTCGCGGCAGAGATCGACGGCTGCGAGGGCTTGAAGAGCGCGCCCAACGCCAGGTTAGCGACCATGCCGATGCCGGCGGCGAGCACCTGTCCGTAGGTGACCCCGAACGCGATCGTTGTGCCTGCCGATGCCCCGAGTATCGCGCCCGCCGCGACCGGAGCGACGACTGCAATCGCAATCGAGGCGATCAACGCCAGCGCGTTCTTCTTCCCGCCCCCGCCCTTGCCGGGGACGATGGCAACGATGACGGTCGTGTGCTCCTTGGGCGTGACGCTCGGCCACCACTCGCGCGGGACATCGACGCCGTTCACGGTGACGACGATGAACTCGTGGTCGATCGCGGGCGCGAAGGCCTCCACCAGGTCAGCGCACGTCTTGCCCTCTTCGGCGAAGCCGCGCGAGCGCCGCCGGTCGAGCCGCTGCGTCAGAACTTCCATCGGTAGGCGCCGTAGAAACGGTCGCGCCAGCGCAGCGACGATACCGGCTCGATGACCGAGCCGTGGCCTTCGTCGGTGTGCAGCATCTGCCCGTCGTCCAGACAGATCGCCGTGTGCCAGGGCGAACGCGTGATGCGGAATACCAGAACGTCACCGTATGCCGGCGGCTCGACCGGATTCCAGTCGGGGATCGCGCGCACGATGGCACCGCTCGCCTCCACGATGCTGAGAGAGGAGCGGTAGAACGCCATGTAGTCGGGGATCGTCTTCCCGAGCTCCTCGCGGTAGAAGAGGCGCACGAGCTGCCAGCAGTCGAGCCCGGTCTCGGGATCGCTTCCCTTGTCGCGATACGGTATGCCGACGTAGCGGGCAAGGTCGCGCATCATCGTCCGTGCCGTGACGTGAACCCATGCTGCGCTTCCGCCGACTTGCGGGCGCAGCAGGCTTCAAAGTAATCGGGATAGGTGCCAATGTAGACCGTGTGATTGTTCAGGCTCACATGTGCCCGCCACGATTTTCCCTTTCTGTGAACCCCACAGATGCCGCTGCCGTTCCCACGCGGGACATTGCGCATGTTTAGTTCCTGCGGAACCACGCGCAGATTCTCGATGCGGTTGTCGGCTCTGTCGCCGTTGATGTGATCGATCTGATATCCCTTTGGGATAGCTCCGTGATGCATCGTCCAGACGACGCGATGAACTAACACCAATCCTCCGAACTCTTTGACTCCCACTACGAGATAGCCGCCGCCGTGCGGAGTGCGCACCTGCCGTCCAATCCAAATGCCCCTGCGCGACACCTTCCAGAACAGCCTGCCATCGCGATACTCGAACAGTTCGAGCGCCAGTTGTTGATCGATATGCTTGGCCGTTTTCATGGGTTACGCGAACACCGAAGGGAATTGGCTCGGGTCATAACTATCCGCAGGCCATGGGGCGTTGAGCAAATCCCCGCTGATGAGCCGCCCGCTGATCGACTGCATGTCGTAGGTGATGTCCATGATCGTCATGTCGAGGAGGCTCATCTCGATCACGTTCGGCTGCGTCGAGAGCACCACATACACGTCGAGCGTCGGCGCGCTGGGGAGTCCCCGGATCACCTCGATCAGGGCGCGGTTCACGTTGTCGAAGCGGACCTCCACGCTCGGATTCGTCTGTCCGTCATCAACCGCGAGCGTGAGATCGAACGGATACCCGACCCAGGTGTGACCGAGCGCGACAACATCGGTCGTGTTATTGACGAAGCGATGCGGCGTATCCAGCTCCGGGTGCTGGATATGGACCAGGACGAACCACGCCGCCCCGGTCGAGAGCGAGTTGAGCGACAGGACTGCCTGCGCGGAGAGCGTGCGGCTCACGGCAGCGCCTCGAGCCGGAACGCCGCGCGCCAGGCGATGCCGAGCGCGGAGAACTGCGGCGGCGAGGCGAAGCGGAACGAGGTCGCGACGCCCGTGATCGGGTGCGCCATCAGGATCGTGTCGGTGCCGCCCTGGCAGATGACGTAGTAGAAGTCGCGAAGCTCCGCATACTCGGCGGCATTCCGGAGCACGATATTGCACTCGTAGGTGCGCACCGGGTTCAAGAACCGCCGGCGCACCTTCGGCGGACCGGTGTCCATGTCGGTGCGGATCGTGACTTCCTGCGGGCTCTCGCTGAAGGCGTCGGAGGTGAACGCCTCGCTGATGCCGGGCGGCCAGGGGTTATTTGGCATGTCAGCGCGCTCCCTGGCGGTTCAACCCGTAGGTCGTGCCCATGACGGAATCGAACGCACCCGAGCGGAAGCCTGCGGCGACGGCGTCCTTGACCATGAGCTCGATGATCCGGTTGCCGTTGATGTCGCTGCGCGAGCTCGTCGTGACCTCCGCCTTCGAT